ATAATGAACTTTGGGAAACACCTAATCTTTGCATCGCAGCCGCAACTTCAATTGCCCCTTCAGGATTAAAAACTTTTTCGGCAAACTCTAAAGTTTGAGACATATCAATTCTTAACGATGTCGCTTGTGCCGCCATTTTAGCCAACCCTTGCACACCACCTTCAAAATTATATTTGTTAAGAGCTTCCATATTGGTTAAAACTTTTTCTGAAACTAACTGTGCGTTAACCCCCGATTGTCTAGCAACATCCACAACTTTTTTCATTTCTTCTGTTGCTTTTCCTGATGAAATACCGGCATTTGCCATATTTTCAACAATTGAACTAACCTCTTGTCCGGTAACTTTCATCGTTGCATACAAATCTTTAGTTGTTTCTTCAGATAATATGATATTCCTACCTAATTGTCTTGACGCCGCCTCTTGTACATTAAGAACGTCAGCAATATCCCCACCTAATCTTCGTACCGAGGTAACTGAATCGGCCATACTACCACGTAATAGGTCAGCCATAGCTTGACCTTGTCCGAATTGTTTAAGCATTGATGCCGCCGCCTCATCGAGAGTCAGCACAATTTCAGCTATCTTTGATGGTAAGATATTAGATGTTACAATATTTTCAATACCTTTTATAGGTGATTTATCTTCTGGTGGCATAGTTAAATATGTTTATAAATAAATACACCAAACATAGTTTTTAAATCACTAGTCTGGTGTGTTATCATCGATTATTCTGTTTATTAAATATTTTCTAACATATGTCGGCATTGAGTGGAAATCCGAATACGATACATTAACTGACTTTATTAAATACAAATACTCCTCAATTAATAATTGTTTATGATTAGAAGAAAGGGCGAAAAAAGTCCACCCCAAAGGATACCTCGAAAGGAACCAATTCTCCGGAAGGGGCGATTACACTTCTTTTTAAGTCCAATGACGGCTCATTTTCTCTTAAAAAATTTCTTATGTACTTAGAATCCATAATTGGTAATGAATCAACAAATAAACTGATTTTTGACCTATCACTATCCCCATCAATCTCAACAACGTGTTTCATCAATTTCCAAGTAATATTAGGCGCTTGTCTACCAACCGGATATTGTGCAACCATTTTTTCTAACTCAATGGTATCATAAAATGTGGTTGGTTTTAATTTAACTGTAATACCAGTCTTTGGTAATTTAGTCGTAAATGTACCATCTTCATCTGGTTTAACCTCAGTTTTTCTAATATTTAATTCATCCAAGACAACAGTACCCACAAATGGCTTGTTAGTTTTTGGGTCAATTAAATTAATACTATATTCTGAACCAAAAGACGTATTTCTTAAAAATATTAAAATTGCCTCAACATCACCATCTAAAAGTTCCTCGGGACGTAAATCGTGTTCGTACATTTTATTTCTCAGTAATGTTAAAATAATATTTTCAGTACCACGACCAGAACCAATTAAATAATTTTCATCGTTTGCCGTTAAATAACCAACTTTAACAGCTTTCTTTTTTGATTTATAAAAAATACCACCTGTCGGTAATTGAACCACATCGTGTGGTAAACTGAAATTTTGTGTTCCAGCGTCTATTAAATTTTGTTCCATATAATTTTGTTTTTATTATAAATAATAGGATATCTTTTTTTTATATAAACAAAAAACCCCACATAATTAAATGTAGGGTTGAATATGTTTTATTTGAATAAATTAGTAAACTAACACACATCTATCCATACGAATAGTAGCTGAAATAGTTGCCAAAGCATCTTGACTATAAGCTAATGAATCAAAGTTAACATCACTTAACCAAGAACCTTCCAAAATCCATTTTTCCACAACAACACCTGTCGGGTCTAACATTTCAAGGTCAATGTTTTTCTTGTATCCCGCAGCATATCCCATACGACCAGTTACAGACTCAGCACATAAACGTACCCATTCCATTAATGCTTGTGACGCTGAAGGTCCAATTGGGTCTCTAAATTTAACCGCAATCGTTCCCCAAGTAAATCTACCAGCAACATACGTTGAAGTATTTAAAAAAGGTATCTCAACGTCTTTAACTGTTATATGTGGTCTGGCTGCAGATTCTACGAACCATTCGTTAATCCCTAATGTAGATGGAAATCGTACAATAAACCTATTTTGTCTTTTTGGTTCATACGGGATGGGCATTTTCATTAATAAATCAGCCATTTTCTATTTGTTTTTTAATTTTTATTTTTGTATTTTACATATTGTTTATTATAAATATTACACATTAGTTTTTTTTTCACTTGACTTTTATAAATAAATTATTTATCATTCTAGAAATCCTAGTTTTTATTTAATAGTTTATTTAATAATTTTTATTTACTAGTTTAATATTAATATTCTTTTTTAATTCCTCCTGCTGTAGAATAAGTTTTAATAATATTTTCTGGGTCTTGCTCAAAATGTTTTTTAACTACATCCACATTTTTTATGTCGTCGTCAGAGAAACCTATTTTTGGAACAAAATAATTACTTATCCTATTTTTTAAAAATGCCTTTTTTTGTAATTCATTTGAGATGTGTTTAACATAACCAACAAATTCTCTTAAAGCCTTAATTTTTCCTTCTTCTGGACTAGACGCTGAACCTTCACCAAAACTTACTGGATAAAATCTACATAAGTCCAAATATTCTCGAATCATTTCTCTTTTAGAAATAGTTTCTTGGTCTGCTAAATCACGGAATTTTTCTAAATTTTTAATCAATTCTGATGAGTCTATACCATTATAGTTTGAGGCGATGTAATTGTAACAAGCCTCTTTAATTACCGATGGGGTATGACCTCTCGCTGTAACAATAGCAAATATTGAACCATTATTAATTGCCTCAACAAAATCAGGCCAAGCCGGACCCGGTTTAGCAACCATTGCCTCAACAATAAACTGTTTATCACCAGTTATTCTAAAATATCTATATGGGTCTTCACCATAACCAACAATAGTATGACCGTCAAAATCAAATGGTTCTTTACCTATTATATCTCTATATTCTGCAAAGTCTTCTGTTGACATTCCTACTTCATCACCATCTTCATCTTTAAGAATGATTTTAGTGGGCATTGTAACTATATTATCATCCCAATCAAAAGCGTAATACTTTTCATTAGGGGTTCCATAATCATCAATACCTTCTTTTAATTTTATTTTTAACATAGTTTTAATTTAAAGTTTAATTGTGACCCACTATAATAATGAGTCACAATTAATGTTAATATGGTACAAAAATACAAATAATATTCAATATACCTAACTTTTCTTTATTATATATTCTCGAAAGAAGCTCCGGTTGGAGTAATATAGAACGTAATGTCTATAAATTCTAACGATTTGGTTGGTTTGATGTAAATCTTACCAGTCATTTGATTTCTATCTAAATCAGCAGTGTCTGACGATACTGTAACTCGGAAATCATATAAACCTCTGTCTCTTCTAATAGCATCCAAGATAGGGTTAACCGCGTCTAAGAAGTCTTGTCTTACTTTTTGGTCGTTTTGTTCAAACAATAACCTTACAGATACCGCTGAAATCAATTTACGAGCTTGAAGTAATAATCTTCTCACATTTATTCTATCAAGAGCTGATTGAGCTACTTGTAGCGTTTTGTTACCCCAAATTACTGTTCCAACATCAGAGAAAGTCGCAATTGGATTGATACGTCCTTGGTAAAGGGTGTCTCTATCTTCTTGTGTTAATTTCTTTCTAGCTTTAACAGAGTTTACGATACCTCTTGTATAACCTGCCGCTGCGAACCAAGGGAACGCAATATTATCAGTTAACGCCAAGTTTCTAACAACTTCCGCAGTTGGTGGTAAATAGATTTGTGTATTATTAACACTATCTCTTGTTAACACCCAAGGGTAGTAAGTTGCTGTGTAGTTAGAGTCAAGACCGATGTCCTCTAAACTATTTACCGCTTCTTGTGGGTAAATTAAATCAGTTGCTAAATCAACAGTTGCGGTAAATAAATCAATATCAGGTGTAGTACAAACGTATAATGAATCCGCTCTATTAAATTCTATCATTTCAATAGCATCTTCAACTAAATCACTGTTATTTACATAATCAATACCAGGGGTTACAAATATATTAATATTTACAGCCTCAGGATTAGAGAATGTTTGTTGACCTAATAAATAAGCGTAATAATCAGAATTACCCCAATCAACAGTATTGTTTCCAACGGTAATTTGTTTAAATGCTCCCCAGCCTGTTGCTGTTGGATATTTAATGTCCGAACAGTACCCATTTAAGAATCCTATTCTACCTAACTTAAATGTGTCGGTATTTGTTCTTGATTCTCTATAGATATCCCAACCATCAAAACCACCTTGAACCAATAATGAGAATTTACGAGAGTATATTCTATAGTAAGGACTTGCCTCACTTGTTGGGTCGGATGTAAATGTTGCATCACCAACATAATAAGCGGGTGTTCCACTAGTTGTGTAAATATTAGATATTGTAATACCACTAGCATTTTTATCCATATGGTAACCTTTAGTTAATGATAACCATTCAGCGGAATCACTATTAACACATAAATTTAAAGGTCTTTGTTTACCTTTGTATTGAAATAAATCAGAATCAAATCCTGCTCCATTACCTGTTGAAATACCTAAATAAGTTCTACGAACATTATCTCCCGGACTTAGTGTTGAATCATTTGAACCCGAACTTAAACCAAATGGAGGGTCAAACACGACTTCACCTGGATAATCGTATTTAGTTTTATAAATTGGGAAAGGTGATTTTGATGAACCATATTGTCTCATTTTAAATCCTTGAAATCCACAAGGTAAAGAGTCAATTGGTGCATCCTCATTCATCTCAACCATAATGTATTTAGAATTTAACGCATATTCCCCATCTGTTGTACCAATTTTTTGTGCCACAAATGAATTATCTTGAGGATTCATAGAACAATTTGTAAATTTCTCAATAACCACTGGATTACTATCAGTGTCGTAAAAATCTCTAACTAAAATATCGAAAGTTAAATTACCAAAAGACATATTCGATATTGAAATTTTAACTTCAGTATTTGCCGAATTACCATCTGAAATTGTTGCAAATCTAAATAAATTAAAAACTTTATTACCCCTAACTTCTGATACTACCCATGGAGATGACGGTGTTTGATATTTCTCTAAGTAATATGCTATTGAAGATGAATCACCACCCGCCGCTCTTGGTAACGATATTAAATCACAATTAATACCTCTAATGTAACCTTTATTATAACCATAGTTTAATAATGACTGATATTTTTCTTCAACAAACACAGGAACTGTTGTTCTTGGTTTTGAAAAGTTCGATGAACCAAAAACTTTAGAAATATATTTAGAATCTGATTCACTAAAAGATGTCTCAAATAGATATGTGTTTCCTTCATAATCTGTTACATTTAAACCAAATTGATTAAATGGGTTTTTAGATATGTTTGAATAAGTCGATGCTGTACAATTAATCGAAACATCTGTTAATCCTGATACTTGATAAACAGGTCCATTACTATCTGTACCATATGTTGCAATACCTCTTGAACGTAATGTTGCAATTACCATATCATCAAAATCTGTATATGACACACCTGAGTAAACATAAATTTTACCACTAACAGTACCACTATAACAAGTTTTTATTGAACCTACGTTACTACTTCCAGTATTACCTGTTGTTGAAGGATTACAAGGATTTTCGATAATTACATTGACAGTCCAATTATTAATCACTGAACCATCCTGAGAAGTTAAAACATAAGGTTTAGTTCCAGCTGAAAAGTTTTGTGTTGTTCCACTATTTT